TCGCAAAGGACAGCGACATGCTCACAGTCTTCCCCGATCGGATTGCGCCGTCTGCAATGATTCCGTCATAATCCTTTACCGGGGATTCCGGGCACCACCAATTCAGGATTTTTCGCTGCTTTTTAGAAAATGGCTGAAAATGGAACAGCTGTTTAGCCCTCTTCATTCCAATCCTCTGCGGCGCTGCCTTTCAGCGCTTCCAAAAATCCATCATCAGCGACCTCTTCATCCGGGTTGTTCAGCTCTGCTTTCGCTTTCAGGAGGTCGGTGTTCGTGTTAATCTGTCGGATGCGGGCTTTCTGTTCTTCAATGTCCAGCTCAGACGGCTGTCGTTCGTTCCATCCGCGGAAATTGTTTCGCAGACTAAATTGCGCCCCGTTGCTGCCGTCCCGATCGAAGAGCCGTTCTTCGGTGTAGGCTTCTACCATTGACTTCGCGCGCGTAATCGTGTCAACGAATTCTGGTTTCGCCTGATAGTTTAAAAGTGCCTGTCTGCTTGTAAATCCCAGTGCAAGCGCAAGTCCCGTCACCGTGGGCGGTCTCTGATGGATCAGGATCGGTCGCCCGCCCTTATCCGTTACAGCGTTCCCGTTCTCGTCCAGTAGGATTTCCCCTTCGCAACTTCGAAAATATGCTTCAATCTTCTCTTCGATCTCTTCTTTTGTTTTATATCTCGGCAGCCTTCCGCCTGCCTTTTTAGTCGCCATCAGGCTGCCTCCTTTCTGGGGTTATCCTCTGCGGCTTCGTCTGTTCGCTCGGTTGGCTTTTCTTGCATTACGCGATCCTTGCACAAACGTTTTGTCACTTGCATACGCTCTGTCTAAAAACGTATCCATTTCTTTTCGGTATGCTGCATGTTTTTTTTCATCTGCCCTCTTCATCGCTGCGGTTACTGGTGCCGTTTTTGCCCCATTGGATTCTACTCGGCGTTTGAACTCTGCTGGTGTCATGTTTTGTGGAGTTGGCTCCGCCATTCCCCCCATCCCCGTTGAATAATAATTCTGATTTCCGTGTCTCTCGAAATAATACCGTGTCGTTTCGCCGTTATACGTAACATCCAACCCAACACCACCGATTCCTTTCGAGCCGCTGCTTCCGCCACGTCCTCCCATTACTTTTTACCTCCAAAGAACCATGCGTCAAAATTACTCATTCTGCGTTTTCTGGCTTTATCATAAGTTGTTGTGGTTCGGGATGTATCGTGAATATTTGTGTTGCCACTAGTTGGCCGCTCTGAAAACTCATGCATTTTGCCTCGCATTGCCACGCTCATACTTACAATATCTCTGTGTTCAGCTGCTGCTTTTTGATTCTTATATACAGCTTCGGCACTTCCAAGTTTCGCTAACTTTCTGTCGCTTTCAGCTACTCTGCCCGTCAAGTACTCAGAAACCCTTCTAGCTTCTTTTTCGTTACTTATCGACTGTATAAACGATGCGTCCCCGTTTCTTATAGCTTTTTCAATTACCGCATCACGTTCTACGGTATAATCACTTCTCAACGCAGTACTTTTTTTTGCAGAATTGTAATAAACTTTTGACATCAGTTTGGAAACAGGCTCGCGTTTACTCACTCCACTACTTCCACCACGTCCGCCCATAAAAAACTCCTTTCTGTACGCAAAAAAGAGACCCATTTCTGAGTCTCTTTGTGGCAGGTGTCCGGATTGTCCACCGGAGCCTTGTATTTCTACACGTTCTCCTTCCTAAACTACTCCCTGCTATTATGATAATACCATGTCCTCTTTACCCTATCAAGCATTTTTGCTTGACGATCCTCTACCACCCATTGCACTTTGCCTCGTTAAACTTCTCCTGAAACGCCCGGATGCGGACGATGTTACCCATGCACTCCGCAGGGACGTTCCCGTAAAAGATAATCGTCTCCGGGTGTAATCGCTCCACCATCGCATTGTACCCTTTCACGAAAAGCTCTTTCGATTTCCGGTTTAACTGCGTGCCCACGCTGGACACGGCTACAACACTATGTTCCGGTTCTCCATCAAAGCACCATTCGTAGCTACTTTCGTCGCTCCAACAGATCGTCGGGATCACCTGCACACCATATTCCTGCAGGTATGCACCGATCCAGTGCTTCCTGTAATGATTGTATATCTGAATTCCTTTTGGATAGTCGGTATACATGCTAAAATCCGGTGTCATTACATACTTAAATTCCTGCAGCATCGGCAGGTAGTTGTCTGGTGCGCTCCACAACCGCGTGAACCGATAATCGTCAATAAAAAAGTGTACTCCCTTGCCTGCACGGTCCTTGCATCGTGCCGCTGCGCTGAACGGAATGAACTCACATGCTTCCCTGTCGAACTGGACAGGTTCCAACTGCGGGATGTCATACGCGCCAACGCCCTGGTATATTCTTTTTGTCAGATTCTCGTAATTGCGCTGATCTCTGTAGTTCATCCTGTTTCCTTTCCCACGCAAAAATACCCAGCCGTTTGACTGGGTATCATGCAGAAATCATAACTCAAAGGAGGAAACTGATTGTTTCAATCTTTGCAGTATATACTATACAATATTTAAACCGAAAAAAGCGAAAAAAACGAAATTATTTCATGAAATTTGTAAATTCCATTCTCACACTGTCCCCGGTCGCCTTCCGCCCCAACTTCGCCGCCGTCTCTTCCCATGTCAGCCCCTCAAAGAGCTTCCACCGGATGATCCGCTGCATCCGTGCCGGGATCGTAACCATCCAGCGTTCCACCTGCACCCGTGTCTCTTCGGCAGCCGCCCGGCGGTCTGCCAGCAGCTTTTTCTTTTCCAGCAGGCGCGTATCGTCCCGCATCGAAAAGGTTGTCCCCTCGATTTTGAAATGCTGCGCGTTGTATGGAAATTCCGGGTTGCTGCCTCTTACGCTGTCCTGCGTTGTCTCGCTCTGCTTATCCTGCAGCCGCCTGATCTGCTGCTCGGTCTCCCGGATCAGCTCACAGGCGTCTATGTAGTCGGATAAAAGTTTCTTATCCATCGGTGCTACCTTCTTTCTCATCCACTTTCTTACTTAAATATCAGTTTAAAGACTTAACCGTTTCTTTTCTGCGTCCCAGTCAAAAGAGGCACACGCGATACAGCGTTTGCATTGCTCTATAGGCTCGTCGTCCCACTCAATGCCAAAGCCCAAACAAGCGCCGCTCCCGTCTTTTCCTGCAGTTCCATGTCTCTTCTGTAAACCGCACTTTATCATTCGCTGCTTTATCCGGCACTGTTTGCATATAATCTTTTTCCCCGTTGTGCAGCCCTCTTGTCTTGCATAATATGCCGCCCATATTTTACTTATTCCGGTCCCTGCCATATTCCATCCTATGATCCTTTCGCCGCATATATCGCAATAAACCTCTGTGCTTACTTCTCTGTATATAGGCATTTTCTATTCCTCCTCTAAATGCTCATTTTCGTCCATTTTCTTATCCCTCTTTAATCAGGTCAGATTTTTTCGATTGCTTCCTGCTTATCCATATTTCTACCTCGCTAAATCCTCATTTAGCTTTCATAGCAATCTGAATTGGCTCTCATGCAATGATAACATTCTTTCTTATCTGTATGACATCCATCACATTCTCCAACAATGCAAGGTTCAATAGTATTCTCCAATACTGGATAAGCCGTATTTTCATCATCAGCTTTTATTATATGGTACTGTCCCCACATCTTTGTAACATATCCAATAACTTCTTCGTTACTATCCACTCGTTTTGCCTTATGCTTTATAATCATGTCATTCCTCCACAAGTCCTCATTCAATCGGCATTGTCCGCCTCCATCAAATCTTATCTTTGTTAATTAACAATAGATATCACTTTATTCATATATGTTGCACTCAATCTTTAACGCCCTCTTTTAGTTTCTTTGCTATATCAAAAATAACATTTACAGTGACTCCATTTCCTGCCTGCTTATATAACTGACTATCTGAATTAACAAACGCTGCTTTTTCAAAATAATCATCTGCCCACCCCTGAAGTCTAAAACATTCTTTTGGCGTTAACTTTCGGATTGCTATGTAACA